TGAGTACGGGGACTACACCCGAATAAAGCCGAAGTATGCAATCTGTTATGGAACTGTCGCAGAGGACATTATCAAAAAGCAGTATTATCGGGCACAGGGATATTCCGTGGAAGTACAAGGGAACCCGTTTAATATGGTTGGCCAAACCGTGGAAATGACACACTCCAAGCTTTCTGAGGATGGTTCTGTAATACAGTGGGTGATTCACAGTTATATTATGAGCAGGACGCTTAAATTAGGCATTACAGGGCTTATTGACACATACACTGCCAACAATTCACCGTATAACGGAAACAATCAGCAATTAGGCAAAAACACACCGGAGATTACATCCACGATCAACAGAACAAGGTCTGAAATGCCGACCATTAGTTATGCAGAATTTACAGATGGAACGGAATCTGGAATTGCAACGATTGATGATTTTACGGACGGCTCTGGAAGTTCTTCGACCGAACTAAAAAAGGCACAATTAAGGTGCGTAAAACGAATAAAAAAAGCTGATTATGACGCACTGGTAGCCGCAGGAACTGACCGGACAGATACATTATATTTCACATTCGAGGAGGGCTAATTGGATGATATATAAGGCGTTTTTGAACAGACAGGAAATCACTGGATTTCCTGTCAATGGGATAGAAACAACCGAAATTTATGGTGGCGACACGCTTTTGTGGAGAAAGGAAAAAGAAGAAATTGAATTAGACCAGTGGTGGGATGTATACGAACTTTACGCTAGATTTAAAGACCCTACGCCATACAAGAGAGCAGAAGTGGGATTTGCAATACGAACAGCACACGGCTATCTTAAAGGCAGAATGGCGTTTGGATTTTGCACACGGGTAGTAAATGGAAAATATATGGTTACAGCCGCCGCCGTAGATGATTATTTAGAGTCCGGGATTTATAGCACTGAAGCATCAGTGCTTCCAGCGTGCCGGTATAGTATGACAGCAAATACCGGATACGACCGGGAGATCAGATTTCCTTCTGATTCACCGGGAGGGTCGGATCAGTTCGAGTGGGATCTCTGGAAAAAATATCGTCTTTACACAAAAACATCATCCGAGCCAATTTACTCATGGGGCGGAGCATTTGAAGAGAAACCGTTCTGGTTTAAAGACAGTGACAAACAGGTGGGAGTATTTGATATAAGCGCACCACAGGTATCCGTTGATGAGGAAAAAGGTAAATATTATTACTATCCAGCCAGACTTTTCAGTAACGTAAGAGATATGAAAGATTGGTTGCTTGTCATGCGGAATAATCCAGATAAATGGTGGACAGACAAATAGAGCCGCAACAGGTTCTTTTGCTTATTTCAGTGCTAATTTTATCAAATAAGAACCCCAAAACCGCAAATAAGAGCATGATTTTTCGAAAATATGAAATAAGCCCTTATTCGCCGAAATAACCCCAAAATCTCAGTCCCAACCGTACTAAAATGTAACTATATTGAAAATAAAAAATGAATAATTTGTAAACGTAAATTTTGCTTGTTTTCAGAATAAATCAATCATCTTAGAAATTATAAAAAATCAGATGAAAGTTTTCTGTCAACAAGCAATTTTCGTTTACATAATATCCCAATGTAACGTTACAATAACGTTACCAGTAACGCAATGTAACGCAATAGAATAAGAATAAGAAATAGAATAAGAATAAGAAATAGAATAAGAATAAGAAATAGAATAAGAATATAATTAATATATATACGAGATATATATTAATCGTCAAATAAGGCTTATTTGACCCTGACATTCTTAATTCATTTCAGCCCAAAATGAACCATTTTTATTATCTGCCGTGTATTTGACTCATACAACGATTTTACGTGCAATTCAATAAAATCCTCGAATGATATATTAAAATTGATTCTAAGGGTAGATACGGAGCTTACAAGGCATATTTAACAGAAAGGAGCAACGTGCATGAATAAATATGGCAGGAACATCCCAGAACCAGGAACAATCGTAAGGCATTTCAAACGGGAAACAATCAGGAATCCGGGAACAAATGACTATCTGTATGAAATTGTTGGATTGGCTGAACATACGGAAAGTAAAGAAAACATGATGATTTACAGGGCGTTGTATGGAAGCAGGAAATTATATGCCAGATCGCTTGATATGTTTATGAGCGAAGTTGATCACAATAAATATCCGAGCATTCAGCAAAAATACAGATTCGAAAAACAATGAAAGGAGCGAATTGTAATGACAAACGAGCAGAAAGTAGTTCTCAGAAAGATTATTTATGCGGTCGAAACCGGCGGACAGGTTTATTTACAGCAGGATTATTCGGACTTCACAGAAGCCTATACCAATTCTTCTGAAGAACACGCAATTACAATCGGGGCCGGGCAGTGGTACGCAACCGAAGCACAAACACTTTTGAAACGGATTCATGATGCTGACCTGGAAGCATGGGACCGGTTAGATAATATCGGATTATGGGAACAGGTGCAGAACGAAGATTGGAGTTGTTACAACATTTCTTCTAAAAGTCAGTTTGCCAAGCTTATAGTACGGCTTATATCGTCCAAAACGGGTATTAAATGCCAAGATAGCCTTATGGATGAACAATTAGCCGCCTATGCAGATGAAGCCCTTAAAAGGGGCGTTACGGACGCTAGAGCGCAAGCTATGTGTGTGAACTTCAGACACCAAGGTGGACTAGGAGCAGTAACCCGGATTTTGGCAAAGACTCAGAAGCCATACACACTTGACAATCTCTATGCAGCCTGCCAGACCGATACAGGGAACCAGGTCGGGGCATATAAGAGCCGGCAGAGATTTGTTTATAATGCACTAAAAACACATTTTCCAGAAAGCGAGGTACAACAAATGGCAACAGTAAAAATTAGTAATTGCGGGCATGACGAGAACGGCAGATATGCAGGTGGAAAAGCCGGCGATCAGACCGGAACAGAATATCAAATCATGAATTGGTACAGCAGACCATGGCTCTGCGTTCTGAGATTTGAAGATAAAACAATTGCCGATATGATTGCAGATATGGCAACGAAAGCGGCTCAAAACAACCATATTGGTTACGATATGGGAACCGTGGGAAATAATAATGATAGATACACATTTTGGCAACAGCTTAAAGTCAATGGATATGACCCTGCTAAAATAAAAAAAGACTGCGAGAGTGATTGTAGTGCCAGTACAGCAGCAATTATTAAAGGAGCAGGATACCGTCTGGACAATGCAAAGTTGAAAGCAGTTAGCATTTATTTGACTACTTACGATATGCGACAGGCGCTGAAAGATGTAGGTGCGAAAGTACTGACAGACTCAAAATATCTAAAGTCTGGCGATTATATTAAGGCAGGTGATGTTCTCCTGAATGACAATCATCATGTGGCAATTGCAATTACCAGTGGTTCATTATCTGGAGACACTGCGACACCAAACCAAAACTCAAAAATGAACACCAGAGCCTACATTGCGCAGATAAAAAAGGACACAAAATGTTATACAAAATCTAATAAAAAAAGCCCATCTAAACTGTTTCCAAAGCTGAAAAAAGGTGCAGTTGTGGAAGTTATGAAGTATGTAGAGACAGATAGTGCAGGGTTAAGATGGTACTTCATCCGCATCCCTTATCCGAATGATGAGGGATTTGTTTTTGAATTTATCCCAAAAGGAACATTCAAAAGAATCACAGAAATGGCCAAATGACGCTTGTAATATAACAGGTAAAATGATATAATAATTTTGTTCCATACATTCACCCTTTGTGAGCAGAAACCGCCAGTAAGCCCGGTTAATTCCCTCCGGACGCTGGCGGTTTTTATTTATCTCATTATGTAATTTTCATATTTTTCTTTGATTTCCCTTGCCCCATTTTTTCTTATCTGAACAACATCCCCGGAATCCATGACAAAATTATCACCTGCCGACTGAATGTGATCCATGTTCGCCAGATAGCTCTGATGGCAACGCAAAAATCGCTTATCAGACAGCTTTTCTTCCAGATCGTTCAGTTTGCAAGTGGTCACGAAACATCGGTTATCTGTCGCAAAAATATGACAGACCCTTGCCTGGCTTTCAATGTACTCGATTTCATCATATTTGAGCCGGTTAATCTGCCCGCGGAATTTGAACGTCAATGTTTCATCTTTCATCTGTGACAGAATCTCGTCAATAGCTCGGTATATTCTGCCGTATTCCTTGCCCTTGACCACATACTGCATAGCACCGACGTCAAATGCTTCTTGCAAATGAGAATCGTCGGCTGTCCAGAATATAATCTTTCCATCATATCCAACATCCCGGAGCTGGTTTGCAATTTCCAGACCGTTCTCCTTTTCCAGAATCATATCCAGTACAATTACATCGTACCATTTACCCTCTTTCACATCTTCAACAAGCGGATAGCCCGCCGAATATTCGCTAATTTCATACCGGTAATCTCCTTTGCGCCGCAAGAATCCCGATATGTGCTCTTTAAACAAGTCAACTTCAAGCTGATTATCGTCACATATGGCTATTCTCATATGCGCGCCCTCCTTTCGTAGTCTCAATTTTGTCAAAATACGCAATGATTTTGACAGTACACACATTTTTCTTCCTGTTTGTGGTATTATTGTCCCGCAAACAAAGTGTAGCACTTGAAATTGTTAGTGTAAAGCATTAAAGTTTGACAAAATTCGCAAAATTGGTTTCTGTGTCCGGGTGGATGTGTGGATAAAGAAACTGCCTGTAAGAACGACAGGCAAAGAGAAAGAGGGGAATGAATGTCCCCTCTTTCCAATTTATACAAATGTAAAATATCCTAATGCTACAAATATTGCTAAGCCTGCGCCAATTAACATTCCAAAAAACGAGCAGAAATGTTTTACTGATGTATCATTTCTTAACAGATCAGTAAGCCCTGTAATTACAGAAGCCACTCCCATTAGAAAAATCAAAATTATTGGCATAGGAATAATTGTGCCTACGATAGCCATTACGAATGAAACAATCCCTAAAGTAGAATTTTTGCGTTTATCTTTTCCCATGTTTTTACCTACCATGTTGAACGTGCTGAAATCTCTACATTATCATGTTCTGGCAGATCATAATCAGAGATTTCAAAAGCTGTTGTTTCGCCACTTGTCACGTCAACATAGCCATAAAAACCGCCGACAATATCATCACCTTGTTTAAGAATAACAGTCACGCAAGCGGAAGTGCAGCTATCAGGGGCTTCACTTTCAATCTCACCGGTAATTGTGGTGTAACTGTATTCGTCTGTCATTTCAGATAAGTTTGACAATGAAAAAGCATCCGTTCCAGAGTCGCCAGAAACGGACTCTAAAAAGTCTGAGTCTTCATATGAAACAGAAAACTCGACAGACGCTGGGTCATATTGACCAATGTAAATTTTATCTGCCGAAAATACAGTATCTCCCGGAACAATAGATGAAAATGTATCATCAGTGCTCTTTAGTATTTTACCGTTAGCATCTTTTACAACGATATTTAAAGTTACATATCCATATTTTTTAGGGCTAGAGCTAGTAACCTTAGCTCCATATAAAACATATCGGTCGTTATCATAATCACTTGTCTGAATAGTCCAACCGCTCTGCGTTACAGTAATATCTTGGTTCTTTTTCTTTTTGCTCTCTTTTTTGTCTTTTTTCTGCTCTGTTTTTGGCACTTGCAATTCATCAGAACTGAGTGAAACGCTTCCGCCTTTGGCGTATACAGGGACACTCAGAGCCATAACACCACATAAAACTAATGCAATAATCTTTTTCTTCATATCATGCCCTCCAATTGTTCTTAAATAAATCTCATATACTGCACTGCAATAAAAACTACTTCAATGATTCCGACAATAATTCCGAACCATGAGCCAATATGCCTATATTCCTCTTTCTTTGTGCCAATATCTACTAATCCTACAATTGCTCCTGCCAGAGCCAGAGGAAACGACAGGATAATTGGCAACGGAAGAATGAATGCCACACCTGCCAGAATACAGGAAATGACGCTCAGGGTTGAATCTTTCTTCTTTTCACCTTTGCTCATACAATCCCCTCCCTTGTTAAAATTTTACAATATTATACCACTTCATACAAACTGTGTATAGTAAAACATCAAAAAAGTAGATTATTTTTGCAGAAAAACTCCATGATTTTGCACTTTCAAGAAAAACTATACAAGTTTGTGCTATAATGCGTGATATATTTTTAGAAAGAGTTGGTAATAATGGAGAAGAACAGATACAGGATAGTCGTACTCATCCTGATATTTTACGAAATATTCTGTGCGGTGCATATACCGTCACATGATATAGCAGAACGTCACCGCAGAGATGTGCAGATCACAAAAGAAGCTGCGAAACAAATTTATCCCGCCCAGACGCAGGAACTGAATGAGACCAAGGAAATTTGCAATGTCAGATGTTATATTCGCAAAAGCACAATTTTCTTTGAAATTGCGAAGTTTGCCTACGAAATAGCAAAAGTCCATGTGTATATTTGGCAGTTGCCAAGGGGAAATATCGGTGGTATAATGTTGAAAACGAACTGATGTTCGGTTCTATTTCCCACAAGCCGGACATATACTGTGGTATAGGTGGTAGTTGTGACAGGGAGGGCTATTTATGGATTATAAGAAAGAGATTATTGAAATGGTGCAAAAGATAGATAGTGAAAAATTTATGAAATTCTTGTACAACATGATTGTTTCATTCAAGAGTCAATGGGGATATTAGAAAAAGACAGGGAATTAATCCCTGCCTTTTTTGTGAAGAAATTCAATCATGTCGAAAACGCTTTTCTTATCAGATTCGCTTAATTCAATTAGCAACTTAACATGTTCAACGACATTTGAATTTGACATCAATTTTGGAATAAAATCTGTGTCTGTTTCTAAATTTTCCTCCCAT